TCGCTCGGCGTCTAGGCGTGACTATCTTTACAAATGCTCCGAGGAGCCCTGCAAGTCGTTTTGCGATCGTAAGACTTGCGTCACCCGTGAATTCGGTATTAGTCAAGATGAGCGCAAGGATCTGGACGCGCACGACTCGCTCCCGCAGTTTACGGAGCTTATCGAGTACAAGTCGGAGCCGCCAAGGTGGGGTCTACATGTTAACGGCGTGTTAATCCCTAATATCCCCACAGTCATTCTTCGCGATCCAAACGCGATGGGCACACTAATCTTCGAACAGCTTAAAATTAACATTCCCAAGATCTCTCAGGATTCGTGGCGCAAGCGGGTGTTGGATCCCTTGGTGCCGGGGCTTCGCGTCATCGAAGTGCCCAAGGAGGCATCCGCGGCCGGAGTGATCGTGGCCAAGTTCACTGAGTTCGTGCAAAAAGCCGATCTCTCGCGCGATGGCACAGACACTGAGGATCGAAAAGCGCTAACTCGCAATATCCCGGTGGTCCAAGTCATGGATGGTCGTCGGTGTATCATGTTCAAGGGCACCGCGTTCAGCGAGTTTCTTAAACGCAACAAGGCCGAGGTGATGACTGGTATGGATCTGTGGACAGCTCTTCGGCGCGACTGCGGCGCGGACCATGGTAAAGTTCGTATCCCGGGCGGCAAGCCCGTCAATGTGTGGTACGCCCCGATTAACGACGACTTGGAGGTAAGCATCGATGAACCAAGCTTCGAATCCGAATTCTGATGTTCACGTTGATTTTGACCCTCGTACTAGTCGTTTTCTTATCACCGCACCTCCCTGGATGGTTGATAAGATTCGCTCGATTCCTAATCGCCGGTGGGATTCTCGTCGTCGAATTTGGACTGCTCCTGCTCTCCGGGCTAACAGTGTGTATATTCTCAGTAACTTTAACACTGCATGCTATACGGATTTGGCTTTTGCGGTGGCTAAATCAACTATAGAGCCCAAGAAGACTGAGGAGGCGGTATTCCCCTCGATGTACAAGTTCAAAACCGAGCCGCGTCCCTACCAGATGCAAGCGCTTCACCGCGCATGGGGCAAGAACGGATTCGCGTATTACATGGACATGGGTACCGGCAAGACCAAGACCTCCATTGATCTGATGAGTGCGTATTTTCTCGATGCCAAGGTGGAGCGCGTGCTCGTGATTACCAAGTACAGTACGCGGCTCAACTGGCAACGCGAGATCGCAGTGCACTCGCCGGTGGAGACCGATGTGCACGTACTGGATACTACCAAGGTTAAAGCGTTCAAAGAGTTTAATCTCTCCCCTGATGGCTCCAAGGTCAAGTACCTCGTAGTTGGTACCGAATCCTTGGCCGCAGGCAAAGCGATCGATTACGCAAAGGAGTTCGTAGATATCAGCGTTCGGGTGGGTATCATCGTGGACGAGGCGCATATGATCAAAAATCATTCCGCGATCCGCAGTAAGAACGTGGTTAAACTCGGCAAATCTGCGAATTACAAGGTCATCATGACTGGCACGCCGATTGCTAATGGGCCGATGGACGTGTTCATGCAGTTCGAATTTTTAGACCCCAATATTATCGGGATCGGGGATTTTTACTCATTCCGTAACCGGTATGCTATAATGGGCGGGTTTGAGCAAAAGGAGATCGTCGGGTATCAGAACATGCCGGAGCTGATCGAATTGGTCTCGCCTTTTGTGTATCAGGTTCGCAAATCCGAGGTACTCACTGAGCTACCGCCCAAGGTGTATGAAGTCAGACAGGTGCAGATGAATGATGAGCAAAGAAGACTATATAAGGATGTTGCAAAACGCAGTAAGGCGGTGTCGGGAGACCGGGGAATCGCAGTCAATACCGTTCTTGAGCGAATGCTTAGACTACAAGAGATCACCGGAGGAATCATCACTTACGAGCGCAACCCAGACGTACACAACCCGAGTAAATTCGTGCACGATCGCATACCGGGTAAAAATCCCAAAGTAGAGGAACTCCTCGCGATCACGGAGGAGAATCCGGTATCTACGATCGTGTGGTGCCGGTTCATTCAAGAGATCACGATGGTGACCGAGGCGCTTCGCGAAAAATACGGCGCGGGTGCTGTGGTCGAGATCCACGGCGGGGTAAGCGAGGAAGATCGGGACCGGAACGTGTTTGAGCTGTTTCAAAACAAACGGGCGCGTTTTCTCGTGGGCAATGCCGCCACCGGTGGTGTGGGGCTCAACATGACCGCGGCCGAGCTAGTCGTGTACTACTCCAATTCGTTCAATTTCGTGGAGCGCGAGCAGTCCGAGGACCGGGCGCATCGGATAGGGCAGACGAGGTCGGTTACCTATATCGATCTGATCGCTGAGGGCACGGTGGACGACGTCGTTGTTACGGCGCTACGGGACAAGAAGAACGTATCCGAGTTCGTGCGCGCTAGCATCAACACGGCAAACGAGAATAACTTACTGGGCGCGCTCGCCTAGGTTATAATTAGAACATAGACAACCATAATAGAGGAATCATGATGACACCCAAAGTATTCATAACGCAAGAAGTGCTGAGTGCTGACTATTCGGACGTCGAGCGTTTTGGAGAACCCGTATTTCTTTCGGCCTCCGAGATATCGAATGTGCCGGACTCGCTCCATAACCAAAAGCTCGTGGGAATGATCCGTGCGCGCTTCGCCCAGTACGACCCAGATCTCGACTACATCGCCCCCTCGGGCTCCCCGATCATCGCCGGCCTAGTGTTCGCATTGGCCCGCGAGACTACAGATGTATTCAATGTACTCAAGTGGAATAACCGTGACCGCCAGTACACCCCAGTTCGTATCGGTATTAAAGGAGTAGTCGGTGCAAACTGAGAATGATTTTACCCATTATGACCAGATGACGCTCAATCAGCTCATCAACGCGATGGCAACACTTCAGAAAGCGAAAGAAGACGCGGAGGACGTGCTCAAGCGTATTAACGCTGAATTCGATTTTTTGCGCATTACCAAGGTCCCCACCAAGATGGAGGACGATGGGGTGGACAAGATTACCATTTCCGGTGTGGGTCGAGTGTCGCTTACTGCCGATATGCACGTGTCGATCAAAGCCGATATGAAGGAGAAATTCTACGAGTGGCTCCGCGACAACGGGCGCACCGATCTGATCTCCGAAACAGTTAACGCTTCCACCTTGAAAGCCGCAGTGAAGGGCATGTACAAGGCGGGAGAAGAAGTCCCCGAAGACCTGCTCAATGTGTCTCCATTCACTAGAGCGTCTATCACCAAGGGCTGAACCGAATTCGCAGTGATGCGGATATCCCGGCGCACTCCGGTGCGTCTTTTTTAAACTAATGGAGTTATTAAATGGCTAAAACGTCTGACAATTTAGTGAAAGTCGAATCAACAGAAGTAGTATTGCAAAACGATATTCCTGAGTGGTTGAGAGATAAAAAGGGTAATCGCGGAGCCGAGAACGTTGGGTCTTCCGACGTCATCATTCCTCGAATCGAGCTGATCCAAGCTCTTTCGCCCGCCCGCAAGAAGACCGATCCCGCCTATATCGAGGGAGCAGACGAGGGCATGTTGTACAACAATGTGACCCGCGAGTTGTACGGTGAATCGGTGACTGTGGTGCCAGTGTACTACGCCAAGCAGTATCTGGTATGGAAAGACCGCAAACTCGGTGGCGGCGGTGCTAACGGATTCCGTGGCGCGTTCGCATCTCCCGAATTGGCCACCGATGCGATCAAGCAGTTGGGTGAGGAGGCACTAGAAGTAGCCGAGACCGCACAGCATTTTTGCTTGGTGTACCATGGCGGCGAGTGGAGGGAAGCTGTGGTGTCGATGTCCAAGAGTAAGATCAAGGTATCGAAGCGTTGGAATTCGCTCATTCGATTGACGAATACCGATTCGTTTAGCCGCGCCTACAAGCTGTCGGCCACCACCGAGACCAACGCTCGTAACGAGAGCTACTACAATTTCAACGTGGCCGCGTTGGGATTCGTGACTCAAGAGGTCTACAAGCGTGCCGAGGAGCTGTACGACACGATTAAGGCCGGTGCCGTCAAGGTTAGTGCTGATTTCGATGTGGAATCCAGTGAACCCACCGAGTATTGATGCAAGTCAGTGCTATATACGGCCCTCCGGGTACCGGTAAGACTACCGAGCTACTCAGGAGGGTGAAAGCGGTTCGCGACAGTGGGGTGGCCCCTGAGCGGATCGCTTTTCTATCCTTCACACGTGCGGCGGCGAGCGAAGCCTTGTCTCGGCTTGGTATTCGCAAAAGCAAAAACGTCAGCACCATTCACGCATTGGCATTCAGAACGCTTGGGCTTAAGCAGTCACAGGTGGTGGATCCGTCTAAGCTCCGGGAATTCTCGGCGGCGGTCGGGGTGCCAGTGATCGGCAAATCACCGGAAGATGACGAGGAGAGGAGCGATGGGGATTTTTACCTGGATATCATTAATTATGCTCGGAGCACATTCGCGAATCCGGCGGATGTGTACGACATTTCTGATCGACCCGGCACCCGAGCCGAGTTCGAGGTATTCAATCGATCGTACGCCACATGGAAGCAGACATTTGGTTACTACGATTTTACGGACATGCTCGAAAAGGCCGCCAAGGGGCCATTCCGGACGGACGCCGAGGTCGTATTCGTCGATGAAGCCCAAGATCTATCACCTCTTCAGTGGGCGGTTATTGAGAAGCTCGTACGAAGGGCACAGGAGGTGCATATCGCCGGAGACGATGATCAAGCGATCTATGCGTGGTCGGGAGCCGATCCGCACGGTATGGCTAAATTCACCGAAAAACATCGCGGTACAAGTGAGGTTTTATCCCTATCACATCGACTTCCTGTTGCGGTCCACGAGCGCTCGCAGTCTCTCATTCGTCGCATCGTATACCGCGTGGATAAGACGTTCGATTCTAAAGGGCATCCCGGAATGGTCCGACTACACGGGGGTATTTCATCGGTGGACATCACGCATGGCAACGATACGCTACTCTTGGGCCGCACACATTCGGTCCTACGCGAAGTCGAGAACAGTCTTATCGAGCGTCGCGTCCCCTACACTCGCGAATCGGGGCGCCCGGGGATGTGGGACAATAAGTTCGCCGCCGGGATCCGGGCGTATAAAAGTCTCGAAAGGGGCGAGATACTTAGCGAGTCACAACGCACCGCGCTGTTCAATGTCGCAACGGCAAAAACCCGTCAGCTACTCGAACAGAATGAGTACGGAAAAATACTTGCTTCGCCGTTCTACGTTGCACTCAATGTACCGGCGCGTACCGTCGATTTTTTCGCCGAAGCTGATCTGGAAGCGGCGCCCACGATCCGACTCTCCACTATCCATGCCGCCAAGGGTCACGAAGCGGATCATGTGGTACTTTTGACGGATCAGACCGCGAGGGTGGTGGAGACGAGCGAGAAAAATCCGGACGACGAGGTGCGGGTATTCTACGTAGGGATGACACGGAGCAAGAACATTTTAGACATTGTGGAGGGTTACAACGGATTCAAACTGTGAGGGATTGACTGCCTAGTGCAGTGGTGATATAATGATTACTTTCAACGACATAGAGGACTGAAAAAATGGAGAACACGTACGATAATTCGGGGATTTTATCCGCGAACACGAGGCGCGAAAAGGATACGCATCCTACCCACACGGGATCAATCACCGTGGACGGCGTCGATTACTGGCTTAGTGCTTGGGTGAAAGAAGGCCGACCCGGCACGAAATTGGAGGGCAAGAAGTTCTTTTCGCTCAGCGTGAAGCGCAAGGACGTGGCGCCCCCTATGGGCAACACGGTCAAGCGGCCGAATTACACGCCATCGCACGATATTTACGACGAAGACATCCCATTCTGATGGCTAACGTACCCAATATCGACCAAGTGCGATACATGGTGATCGACACCGAGACCACGGGGCTTGACTGGTGGAAGGACCGAGTATTCGGGGTTTCCATCGCTCTACCCGACGGGCATGCTCAATATTGGGATATCCGTCAGGACCCGCAGGTCTTGGACTGGCTTCGCGATCTGGCGCTGAGCAACCGCGTGGGGCTTTGGGTGGGGCATAATCTGAAATTCGATTATCATTTCCTACGTGAAGCCGGGGTGGTACTGCCTCCGGATCGGATTGATTGCACCATGGTGCGGGCGGCGCTGATCAACGAGCATGAACCCACGTACACATTGGACTTTTTAGCGAGGAAGTATTGTGGGCAGAAAAAAGACGAAGAGATGTACGAAGAACTGGCTAAGCTTTTTGGTGGGCGAGCGACTAGAAACGTACAGATGCCCAACATCTCCCGTGCGCCCGTACACATCGTGTCTAAATATGCAACTCAAGACGCTGTCGTCACTCAAGCCCTGTTCGAGTGGCAGGAGACTGAAATTTTAAAGCAGGCTTTGCATCGAGTACACCGTTTGGAGCGCGATCTTATGCCAGTGATCATCGATATGGAATACCAAGGGGTAGCCGTGGACGTGGATCGGGCCGAGGACGCTGTGCACGGACTCACGACTCGTGTCGATAAGCTCCAATCCGAGCTGAATGCTCTAGCCGGCTTCGAGGTTAACCCCAATCCTTCCGGTTCTATCGCGGATCTATTCAAGCCCGAGCGCCGGGACGACGGTGAGTGGTATCTAATCGATGGCACGCGGGCCGACAAGACCGACGGGGGCAAAGCGTCTATCAACGCCGATTGTCTGCGCCGCATGAAGCACCCGGCCGCCAAGATGATCCTGGACCTGCGCAAGATGCTTAAGACCCGGGACACGTTTCTAAAAGGCCATATATTAGGACACCACCACGATGGAATCATCCACTGCAACTACAATCAGACAAAAAATGACTCTGAAGCAGGAACTGGAACAGGAAGACTTAGTGTCACTAATCCCGCTCTACAGCAAATCCCCAGTCGCGATAAGGATATTAAATCGTTGGTTCGTCCCATATTCATCCCAGATGTGGGGGCCAGTTGGTTGGGTATGGATTGGTCGCAGTTTGAGTTTCGCGTTGCTAACCATTACGGTAATGTGCCCTCGATTCTATCTGCGTACGCACAAAATCCTGATTTGGATTTTCACCAGTTGGTCAGCGATCTCACGGGCATTCCACGCAATGCTCAGTATGCGGGCGGCCCATCTTCGAAAGCGATCAATCTGGGACTAGCCTTTAACATGGGATCTGGCCGGATGGCGCAGGAATGCGGGTTACCCTACACCGAGGAGGAGGGGCCGAATGGCAACGTGTACCTTAAGGCCGGACCGGAAGCGCTAGAGATGTTCGAGAAGTACCACACCGCGAACCCGGGGATGAGGAACACAGCGCAAAAGGCAAGTAGTCTGGCGAAGGAGCGTGGATTCGTACACTCAATGATGGGGCGGCACATACGCTTCCCCGGTGGTCAGTTTGTGCACAAGGCGTCGGGGCTGATCTACCAAGCCACCAGTGCCGATTGCATGAAGCAAAAGCTCATCGAGCTACATGATTATTTAAAGACTAAGGAATGCGGGCGGCTTCTTCTCACCGTGCACGACGAGGTGGGGATATCGCTCGATAACGACTGCCGCGAGCAGGCCGAGGCCATCGCGAAAATCTACACGACATTTGATGGGGTGCAGTGCCCGATCAAGCTACGTGTCCCGATCACTTGCGATTGGGGAATCGGCACCGATTGGTACGACGCCAAGGGTTAATCATCAACATAGAGGACCATATGAAATCAGTTAAATTAGTATTGGATTTACAATTCGGAAGCACGGGCAAAGGCCTGATCGTCGGGTATTTGGCCGAGACGCACGCACCAGACACCATCATGACCGCTTGGGCGCCCAATGCGGGACACACCTACATCGATACCAAGGGTAGGAAATTCGTGCACACGCATCTGGCCAACGGCATCGTGTCCAAGTATTGCCGCCGAGTGCTACTGGGTCCAGGGTCGCTCATCGACCCCGATCAGCTACTGGCCGAGATCAACGAGTGCTCGGACATTATCGCAGAAAAGAATATTCGCATCGCGATTCACCCTAACGCCGCAATCGTTACACAGCGCCACCGAGACGAGGAAGCGGGTCCGATGACCAAGATCGGATCTACTAAAAAGGGTGTGGGCGCCGCAATGATTCAGCGCATTCGTCGCGATCCGGACGACATAAACATCGCGCAGAATTGCGAGGAGCTTGCCGGTTTGGTGGTTCCGAAGGGCGAGTACCGTAAACTAGTCGACGAGGCATCCAGTATTCTAATCGAAGGCGCTCAAGGCTTCGGGCTTTCGATGTACCATGGATTCTACCCTTATACCACCTCTCGCGACGTGTCTACTGCGCAGATACTGGCCGATGTAGGGCTACCCTATGGCATAGCGGTCGATGTGATTGGCACCGCGCGTACTTATCCGATCCGAGTAGCGAACCGGTACGACGAGGAAGCGCGGCAGATCGGGTGGAGCGGCCCGCACTACGACGACCAAGAGGAGATCACATTCGCGGATATCGGGCAGGAGCAGGAGCTTACTACGGTGACCAAGCTTCCCCGAAGGCTTTTTACATTCAGTAAACAGCAGATCGAGACCGCGGTGCGTCACAACGGCGTCACGAAGGTGTTTTTAAATTTCGCGAATTACGTGAAATCCGAAGCCGAACTCGTGCGGATCGTGACCGATATTGAATCTACTGGAGCCACAGTGTCCTACATGGGACTTGGGCCCAGTTATCAAGATGTGGTAGACTTGGATTACTATTCAATGGCTACTAGGCGTGAACACTTAATAAGGAAATGGAGAGATCATGTTACAGGTTGAATCGCATGTACACACGGACGAGATTAACGAGCTCCCTTGGAGCGTCGACCCTAAAAAACCGAGTGAAGTCGTCGATGCGACAGGCGCTACCATCGCGTCTTTCGAAGTTCGTCACCATCTACGCGGGGTGCTCGGCAACTGCGACAAAAATGCGGACCTTGCCGTTCGTGCCGTCAATGCGTACAAAAAACGAGGCGGGGCCGACATTCGACAGCTTCAGGATCGAATCACGAAGTGGGCTGACGCCAATTTTCCTAACCGTTCGACCGCGGATATTTTGCTTAAGCTCTACGAGGAGGTGGGTGAATACGCACGTAACCCCAAATCAGCGCTAGAGATGGGCGATATCATGATCCTTCTTCTCGATGTGGCGGCTCGCAACGGGATCGATGTGCACGCGGCCGTGGAAGCCAAGATGGACATTAACGAAAAACGTGAGTGGGCAGTAGACGAAAACACCAGAATTATGAGGCACGTATGAAACAAGCATTCAATGATTTTTTCGCGAAGAAGTTCGGCGTCATGTTCTTCAGTCCCGATGACCCGGGCGTGATGGCGGCCGCGGATTGTTGGAATGAGGCGCTCACGGTGGCGGCCAAGAAATTCGCGTTCGATGACGACATTCAGTACACGGGAGACCAAGTCGCGGATTTGCTCTTGCGCATGAAGGTGAAGAATGCTGAGCCTTCCTGAGTTACTGCGCGCGAGCCACGTCAAGCGGTGGCAGATCGTGCAGACCAATCGGGTGCAGACACTGGCCGAGCATTCGTTTAATGTGGCGATGATCGCGCAAGCGCTAGCTTTTCGATGCATACCAGATTTCGAGTACAACACCCTCGGATGTTTTCATGTTCTGAACTGGTCGCTCTTGCACGACATTATCGAGGTGCGCACCGGGGACTTAGCCACGCCGTTTAAGGACAAGCTCAAGCAAGTGGGTGGGGATTCCATTATCCACAAGGCTGAATTCGAAATCGATTCGGATTATGTGCAGTTAAAATCTACACTGCAAGGATCCCATATCGAAGTGGTGGTCAAATGCGCCGACATGATCGAAGCCGTGCATTTTTTATCGGATAACTGCGGCAGTCGACACGCAAATGAAGTGCTAGCTAAGCTTCGAAATGATTTATGGGTGATGGTTGATAAATTCGCCTCGGAATTCCCGGATCTCAATCTTCAAGGTCATGTGGGCGAGTTAATGGAGGAGATCGGATTATGAAGTGCATTAAATGCAAAAGCAAAACGGTGGTATCTACCACCTACCAAAACAGCATAAGTATCACGCGTAGGCGCCGAGTGTGCCTCTCTTGCGAGTTTCGATTCACCACACGCGAAAAGCCTGATGCGGCCGATGTCGTGCGAGCCGGATTGGATCCTGATGGTCCGGGGGTTGACAGACTATCCCACGCGTGGTATAATAATGGATTATCAACCCATATAGAGGACAATGAATGAACTTCGACATTACGAACATGAGCACACCGATCTACTACCACCCGGGCCAGGATGTGGGGTTTAACTTTATCTCTACGGCCAAGATTCCCGAGTTCGTGCGCCAATCCGGCCGTCAACCGCACTGGTTCAAGGGCTACACCGATGCGGATTTCGAACTTGCGCATGATCCTAACTACGTGCGCCGCATCTTCAAGGGCGTGGAGCGCAACGGGTTCAATAACACCGATCAACGCTTGAACGAGACCTTCCGCTACTCGAACGCTAGCCTGTGGGCGGCCGCGCAGAGCGCGATTACATTCGACGGTGTGGCGTGCTCGGCATCGCAGGGATTCCACCATGCGGGGTGGGATTCAGCGTTTGGGTACTGCACATTCAATGGCTTGATCATCGCGACCGTGAAGGCCTTGGAGATCCTGCCCGAGAAACGCCGCCGCGTGATGATTATCGACGGGGATGGACACTTCGGGGACGGGACCGCGCTCCTGATTCAGAAGCTCAGTCTCTACGACCATGTGCGGCACGTCACCCGTAATGAGCTGTCCTCCGGATTCAAGCCCGAGTGGAACACCGAGAAATGGGGGGCCTATACTAGGGACTTGATTTCGAACTTCAAGCCGGGTATAATATACTATCAGGCCGGTGCGGACGCTTGGATCGATGATCCCTATGGTGCCGGGTACCTGACCAAGGAGGCGATGGGGCATCGCGATCGCGGCATCTTTAGAGCCGCAAGAGACGAGGGAGTGCCTATTGCTTGGAATCTGGCCGGCGGGTATGCGGACGACATGCAGGACACGATCGACTTGCATCTGCAAACGCTAAGCATTAGCGATGAGGAGTTTTATCGTGCCCTTGTTTAATCCGTTCAAGCCCCGTGCGAAGTCGTTTGAAGAACTAATGGAGGGCGTGGCCCAAGTGCACAAGGAGGTCGCCAAGCTTCCCGGTGCGCAACGCGTGGGGCCCGATCTTCGTGCACAGCAAAAGCTTATGATTCCGAGAGAAGTCGTGGATCAGTACAATCAGCACAATCTATTCGGTACTACGGCTAGGGGTGAACCGATTCGCGCAACTATGGTCAACCGGTTTCCCAACGCCAATGATGAGCGCACGATTAAATCCGGCCATCTACCCGACGACTGGTTCGTGCGACTCGATCCCGAAAGCAAGGTACCCGCAGATCTAGACGAAGCCCGAGCGAGAGGCAATTACCCGCAACTGTCTTTTAGCAAGTCGATCAATACGGGTCAAGGTTACCCCATGAACACCGCGATACAGCGCGAGATGCGTCGAGCCGGCACCATGGTTCCCGGTGTGCGAGATCCTCGAATGTTCGACATTCACGCGATGGATGTGATGCCCATGTACGAAGGGTGGTGGAGCGAGGTACCATCCAAGGGTAAAGATCTTTACAGTCTTGGGTACGACATGCTTCGCGCCGGTGGAGAGGGGTCGGTGTCCGAAACGCTCACTAACCCTAACCTCGCGCGTAGACTTGGCAATGTCGTATCGCATGGCGTTGGACACGGGGATCTCGGGTTTCACGCGCCAGTTAATGAGTACCCCGGACCTAGTGGGACTAGCTTTTCTCCACAGCTATTCGCATCCCCGGTTCGCAGTAGCCGCTCGGGTGCAGAAGAAGCTTATCTGCAAGCATTCTTCGGCGATAACGATAAACTATTTAATCAAGCTTATTCGCTTAGTCCCACGGATTTATCGAAATTTAGTCCCGATGCGCAACTCGGTACTCTCATGACCCGCGAAGCGCAGATGGCCGGAGTGTACGGCCCGCCCGGTGGACGATCAATGGGCGGTATGCGTGTCGGACGTGTCAATCCCGGAGACGCCGGCGCATTCAGAAACATCGCGCAAGGCTCCGTTGTTGGTGGTGGTGGGTCCATCGAGGGTGCAATCGGGCCCGCGACGATGGGGCGGCAGGTGACAACTGAGGAAGCGATCCGCGGTATTCAGGGTGGGGAGAGCCCCGAAGAGGTAGCGGCACGACTAATATCGAATGCACCCGAAAACGGATTTATGAACCGCTATGCACGCGGTGGATTGGTGGCGGCGCATGGGTAATCTGGACGATATTCTCACCGAGCGCGCCGGTAACTACGGCGATTTTCGCGACCAGGCTCGCATTTCGCAAGAGCTTAAATGCGTAGCGATGATGGCATCTACATCGTATTGGCCGCGCATGAAGCCCTACCAAAAAGAGGCGACCGAGATGATTTTGCACAAACTCGCTCGCATTTTAAGTGGCAACCCCAACTACGCCGATTCCTGGGTCGACATCGCGGGGTATGCGACACTTGTTGCGGAGAAGATACAGCAAGATCAGGGGGATTGACAGCTAATCCCACCCGTGTTATAATACAATTTCAATCAACAACCAATAGAGGACAAAAAATGGCAGTAAAATCCAAGACCCCCGCAATCACCAAGGCATTAGTCGACGAACTCGCCGAGGTGCGTGCACAGCTTCGTTCCTTCACCGCTCGCGAGAAGCACCTAAAAGCTATGTTCAAGACGGCCGGTGCCGGAGTGTACAAGGGTGCGCACTACACGGTGGAGATCACATTTACCGAGCGCCCACAGATCAACATGGATGCGGTCCGTGTAGCAGTGGGCGAGGACTTTATGGTCGCGAACAGCTACCAAGTCAGTGTCATGAACATCAATGCAGTGGAGGTAGCGTAATGACTGAAGCCAAACCCGAGCGCGTGGTGCCGTACGATACCGGCAAGGTTAAAATCGGATGTATGTACCAAAGGCCCGCAAGGGCCGACATGACCCCGGAAGAGGTGCGGATCCAACGCTTGCTCCTCGACGGCAGTCCCTATTCACTAGCCGATAAGGTCCTGTACCTGATCTTTGCAATCGTATGCTTGCTACTTTCCTATCTTTTTTCGACTGGCCACTGATGGATTGGATCACGCTAGTAATGATCGTGTTGTCGCTCGCCTTGGCTGTGGCCTGGGTGGGCGTCATTCTTTTTGCAATGACTGTATTAATATGGAAGCTAAATGATGAAGACTGAACAAGAAATCCTGGGCGAGATTAGTGAGCTTTTCGGCGCCAATGAAGCCCTAGGGGTCGCTATGGAAGCGATACACGAACAGCGCAAAGATGTGCTGAAAAAGATGTTCGCATTGCGTTCAATGCTCGACGAGATGAGGGCGAGCAAAGATGGAGAATGACCAAGACGATCTGCCCTGCCCCCGGTGCCCGCTTGGGGAGCTGTGTTTAACCGACGGTCGGATGCATTTGCATTGCGCGATTTGCGGTTACACCAAGCTCATCCCCCGGGACGAGGACGATATTTAACGTGGCGATCGTACAACGGCGGGTATTGACAGGCTATCCCACCGGTGGTACAATTGAATCTTCATCAACCAATCAATAGAGGACACACAACATGGCTCACGAACTCAGCACAGTAAATGGTAAAACCGCGATGGCGTACGTCGGCGAGACGCCTTGGCATGGACTTGGACAAGCGCTAAGCCCCGATGCATCGATCGATACTTGGACCACCGAGGCCGGTTTCGATTGGGAAGTGAAAAAAGGCGCGATCACCTACGAGGTGCGCGACGAGGAGGACAATCCTGTTCGTATGCAGAAGGTCCCGAACCGTTGGGCGTTGTACCGCTCGGACAACGGCGAACCTTTGAGCGTCATGTCTTCGAATTACCAGATCACGCAACCGCGCGAGGTGATGGAATTCTTCCGCGAACTCACCGAGGCGGGTGGGTTCAAAATGGAGACCGCTGGGATGCTTCGCAACGGAGCCACCTACTGGGCGTTGGCCAAAGCGGACGATTCGTTCGACGTGGGTGGCGGCGATCGCGTGCTCCCCTACTTGCTCCTCGCGACTTCATGCGACGGCACCCTGTCCAATACCGCGCAGTTCACCACCGTGCGAGTAGTGTGCAACAATACGCTCTCGGTCGCTGTGGACAACAAATCGGGACAGCTTCGTGTGCCGCACAGCACCCGATTCGACCCTGTACGGTTCAAGACCGAACTCGGGCTCGTGGGCGGGTCCTGGGACAAGTTCAAAAAGGACGCCAAGACGCTGTCCAAGCGTAAAGTGAGCAAAGAGGAAGCGGCCAAGTATTTCCTCGATGTGTTCTACGGCGAGGACAACGAGATCGCGGTGGACGACATGATCAAGCGCCCCGCGCTCGAAATGGTGACCCGCATCTACCTCAACGGCATTGGCCAAAACGTGAAAACCGCCGAAGGTACTGCATGGGGCTTGCTCAACGCGATCACTCGCTACGCGGATCACGAGAAAAAAGCGACTTCGCGCGACACCCGTTTGCAATCCGCATGGTTCGGGTCCGGTGCGCGTCTTAAAAAGGACGCCTTGACTGCGGCGCTCGCTCTGGTATAATGGATACGCTACTTTGAGGGTAGCGTTGCAGTTGCTTTTACGGGGCCCTGTGCCCCGTCTTTTTTATAGAGGACAGAAATGACTAAAGAAGAACTATTTAATGTTGCAGATCAAATATTAACCATGCCATACAAAAAAGACGATGTATTGTATTTGGCAAATTATTTGATGGAAAGCGGCAGACAAATGATGTTGAAAAACGCAGAGTTACAAATCGAAGTGGCAATACTAAAAGAACGTGAGGCGTGTGCAAAAAGATTGGAAGCCGTTGGATGTCAGCACTGTGCTGAAAACATTAGACAAAAG